AAGTGGTTGCAGTGTTACCAACTGTAACTACAACAGAACCAACTGTAGTAGTCTTGGTAAATACGAATAGCTCTACGCTACCGCTTGTGCTTGCATTTACTGTTACTGCAGCTGAACCAGATGCATTGGTTGCACCAGTTAGTGTAGTAAGTAGGAATGCATTTGTAGCAGTTGCAGAAACCGTAGTTCCAGCAGCTACACCAGAAACAGAAATGCTAAGAGCATTAGATGATGTTATGGTGTCTCCTGGTACTGGAAGAGCTACTGCTGTTGCAGAAGTTGTGCCTCCAGAAGCAGAAGCTCCAGCCACTGTTAGTGTCTGTGTGTTAGCAGAAGCTGCAAGAACTGGTAGAGTTGTTGCAGCAAGGGCTAGAGATAGTGCAATAGCCAGCTTCTTAATAGTCATATATATATTCCTTCTTGTGTATTTGGGTATACCTTTATAGTCATACCCCGTTATATAACCTACCTATTTTACCAGATAAATTAAATACTGTCAACAATTAGATCGTCAAAAGAGGAGCTGTCAATAACTTTAAAGCCAGTTGCTCTGTCTAAATAGACCCACTCTATAGATTTGACACCAAATGTTTCCCACAAATGCTCCAAAACCATCTTATAGTCTAGGTCCCCACAGGTATATAAATCAAATTGAATAATCATTGGGTCTAGCTTTTCCCAAATATGGAATGCAACATGAGATGTTTCTACGGATACTGCTGCCGTTACCCCCTCATTTCCAGGCATGTCTACATACTTGGAAATAGGTCCTGCAGCTATTTTCATATCAATTAGCTGGACTAGCTCTTCCAGCCATAGTTTTGCATAGTCTTCAGTCTTAATTGGCTTTGTTATCTCTGCCCTGACCATTAGATGTAAGTGTTTTATTTCTTTCATTATTTCTTTCCTTAAAAGTCCCAGTCATCGTCAGTGGTTGATTCGTGCTTTCCTATTACATAAGAAGAGCCTGAGCCAGAGAAGAAGTCATGGTTCTCGTCTGCGTTTGGTGATAAGGCTGCAAGAATTGCTGGACTAACATCCGAAACCTCTTTAGGAAATAGCGGGTTAAATCCTAGATTCATTAGTGCCTTGTTTGCGTTATAGTGCAAGAATTTCTTTACGTCTTCAGTCAATCCAACTTCGTCATAAAGATCTCTTGTATATTTAATTTCATTCTCGTATAGCTCCATCAAAAAGCCATAGGCATAGGTTTTTAGATCTTCCTTGGCATTCCAGTCTAGCTCATTGTATGCTTGCTGGAACTTGTATCCGATGTAGTAGCCGTGGATGGCCTCATCACGAATAATCAGGCGAATTAGATCTGCCGTGTTGGTGAGCTTCGCTCTGGATGACCAGTACATCGGTAGGTAGAACCCTGAGTAGAAAAGGAATGATTCTAGAAGTGTAGAAGCTATCTTACGTTCTAGTGGATCATCTCCCCTATACTTTGCTAAAACTATTTCTGCTTTCTTCTGCAGATATGGGTTGTCTTCTGACCACCTAAATGCATCTTCAATTTCTTGTGTAGATGTTAGAGTAGAAAATACACTAGAATATGATTTAGCATGAACCGATTCCATAAAAGCAATATTAGTAATTACTGCCTCTTCATGCTGAGTTCTTGCATCTGGCATTAGTGACATTGCACCAACAGTACCCTGAATGGTGTCAAGCATGGTTAAGCCAGTAAAAACACGCATGGTCAGAATTTTTTCATTCTCTCTCAGTGTGCTCCAAGACTGGATATCATTGGATAGAGGAACTTTTTCTGGTAGCCAAAAGTTAGATGTAAGCCTATTCCAGACTTCCAAATCAATTTGGTCTTCTACCTTATTCCAGTTAATTGGTCTAGTTATCATAAGTTCTCCATTATAACATGCAGCTTACACAGTTTTCAATCTCTGTACCCTGCAATGCTTGCTGTCGAATACGAATATAATAAATAGTTTTAATACCCTTTTTCCAAGCATAAATCTGTGCACGATTAATGTCACGAGTTGTTGCAGTATCTTTGAAAAAGAGGGTTAGCGAAAGTCCTTGGTCAACATGTTGCTGTGCTGCAGCATAGATGTCAATAATCTTTTCAGGACCAATCTCATAAGCATCCTGGAAGTACTCACGATTGTCATTAGTCAAAAATGGTGCTGGGTAATATACCCTGCCCATTAGCCCTTCTTTACGAATCTCAATCTGAGACGCAATAGGATGAATAGAGCTTGTAGAGTTATTGATGTAGGAAATAGAGCCAGTTGGTGGCACAGCCTGCAGGTTCTGGTTATAGATACCGTGTTTTGCTACAAAATTCTTAAGCTCTTCCCAGTTTTTTTGGGTGGGAACTTCAATCTTCGCCTCTTTGAAAAGGTTAGCGACTTTATCAGTTTTTGGAGACCACTCTTGACTAATATACTTTTCAAAAAACTCTCCAGTGGCGTACTTGGACTTTTCAAATCCTTCAAAGGCACTGCCCTTTTCCTTTGCAAGTCTTGCAGAGGCATATAGGGCGTGGTATAAGACTGTATAGAAATAGATGTTTGTGAAATCAATTGATTCTTCTTCTCCATAGTGCATCCTCTCTTTTCCAAAATAACCATGTAGATTCATTTGTCCAAGACCAATTGCCCTAGACTTTTTGTTGCCTTCTGCAACTGACATTACAGAATCAATATATGAAAGTTCAGAAACTGCAGTCAAGCATCTAATTGCAGTATCAATTGTCTTTCCAAAATCTGGTGACTCCATTGCTTTTGCAATGTTTAATGATCCTAGATTACAAGAAATGTCTTTCCCAATTTCTTTATAAGACATATCATTGTTATATGTGGTTGGCGTATTTACTTGCAGGATTTCAGAACATAGGTTGCTCATATTAATCCTGCCGTCAATTGGGTTGACCCTGTTTACATTATCTTCATATACAATATATGGATAGCCAGACTCAAATTGTAGCTCTGCAATTCTTTGGAATAGGTCACGTGCCTTAATCTTTGATTTACGAATACGTGGATCGTCTACCATTTCATCATATAGCTCTGTTACAGATATGTCTGACATTGGTTTCCCGTATACCCTCTCAACATCATATGGAGAGAACAAATACATGTCATCGTTGTTTTTAGCAAGTTCTAGGGTTACGTCTGGGATTACGACACCAACAGACAATGTCTTGATACGAATCTTCTCATCAGCATTCTCACGCTTAGTGTCGAGGAATCTCATGATGTCTGGGTGGTGAGCGTTTAGGTAAACGGCACCTGCACCCTGACGAGCACCCAGCTGGTTGGCATAAGAGAATGCATCTTCAAGCATCTTCATTACTGGGACAATGCCAGAGGATTGATTTTCAATTTTCTTAATTGGTGCACCTAGCTCACGAATGTTTGTTAGATTTAATCCGACTCCACCGCCACGCTTAGAAAGCTGCAAGGATGATGTAACTGCACGAGCAATTGACTCCATATTGTCCTCTACACGGAGAAGGAAGCAAGACACAAACTCGCCACGTTGTCTCTTGCCAGCATTCAAAAAGGTTGGTGTGGCTGGCTGGAAGCGACCAGAGATAATCTCATCTACTACACTTTTAGCTAGTTCTTCGTCTCCACGTGCAAGCATAAGGGCATTCATGCAAACACGATCTTCAAATCTTTCTAAATATCTTTCGCCGTCAAAGGTCTTTAGTGCATATTGTGTGTAGAATTTGTAGGCTCCAACAAAGGTGGGAAACCTAAACTTATATGAGTATGCATATTTAAACAGATCCTTGACAAACTCTGGAGAATACTGGTCAAGCAACTCTTGCTCATAATAGTCATTTTCTGCCAAATAGCCCAGCCTTTCTTCTAAACTGTGAAAAAATACGGTGTTTTGATTAACATGATCTAGAAAATAAGCTTTTGCAGCTGCCTTGTCTTTATCAAACTGTATTAGTCCATCATCATCATAAATATTGAGCATAGCGTTTAGCTCATGATAGCTCAGCTTAGTTTCCATATAGTGTCTCCAACCTTTGTTTAATTATGTCTATATCTTCTGGTGTACCCAATAACTCTACCCTGGCAATCACTGGTACACCAGTTTTAGCAGAAATCATATCTGCTGCTTTACAGTAATGTTCGCCAAAGTTTGTGTTGCCAGTCCCAATGACACCACGCAACAAGTCCCTGTTATGAGAATTGTTTAAAAATACTTTTACTGATTTGGGGATTGCAGGCGACTCATTGCCGCCACCATAAGTTGGTAAAACAAGTACATACTCATTATCCACAGCAAAGTCCCTAGCATCGCTAGAACTAACTGGAATACGAATCCCTGCATCTGTCAGCTTCTCCACAAACCTTTTAGTATTTTCAGAATAATTAGAAAAATAGACAAGAGAAATTGGTAAAGACAATTCTCTCACTCCTATAATAAATTAAACTGATTTAAGTAATCTTCAACATCTTTTTCAGATGGTTTGGTCCTATATTGTATCACGTTTTTATCTTGCTGTTCAAGTGGTGTTTTAGGCCTATCTCTAAATGTATGAATCTCAACTTCTTCATTAAGGTTTCTTGGCGTATGCGAAATTGCACCATAAATAGCACCACAAACAGCATCTGCTAAATCTTTAGATTTTTTACGTGGATGATCTACACGATTATTTCTCATAATTTTAAGCTCTACCAGCTCTTCAAATAGTAGGTCAATTGCTGGCATTACCAAACGATCTTCATACACAAGCATTGCCATGTCTTCATAATGTTTTTTAGCAACTGAAACGGTATCTGTTCTCATACCCACAGCTTTTAGTTCATTTTGAATATCAAAGGATTGCCAGCGGTCAAAGCTTACTATCCCTATATTAAATCCAACCCTGCGTAAGTTTTGTATCCATTGTTTTACTTCAGATAGGTTTACTGGCCCTTCTGCCCTTGGTTCCCACCAAGCAACCGCATCTACTATAACAACTGGAGCAATTTGCTCATAATCTTTGATAACCTGTATGTTAACCCACTTTTCTACGTGTGCAATTGCAACAGCACACTTGTCATGTTTTTGTGCGAGGTCAGCATGAATATAATAAATTTTGTCTGGATCTGGCTTAAACGTTTCTTCAAATCTTCTAAATCCATCTATTGGGTTTCTAATACTCATTGCCTGCTTAAGCTTATCTCTTTGTTTAAAAAATGCGTCAGATGAGAATGTTGGTACGCAAGCAAATCTTTGCATAGCGTCTCCCATATCTGTATAAAAAGCAAGCTTAAAGTCATCAACCTTTCTGGTTGGATTGACTACCCAGGTTGGACGCTTAAGTGCAAATATGCCTGGGTATTTATAGCTAACAATTTCATCTTCGTCCCAGGTAATCTCTAAGGTGTTGCCATCCTGTTCTTCTGGCAAGTCTGGATTCATGACAAATTTATGAGTCTTTGCTACCGTTGTTTTTTCGGCAATTACATCGTCGTACCTCTGAGATATAAAGTCGCCAGGAAAGCGTGGAAATGATAGCAGTGCGACTTTGCCAAGATCTGGAAAACGAGAATCTACTGATGCACGGAAGGCTTTATAGATGTTATCTGCAGTTTTACCTTGATCATTCCCAGTTCCAATTTCCGTAGCAAAACCAGAGATTTCGTCAAGCACTGCAAGGATAAGGTTAAGACCTTCGTGCGATTCTCTTTCTGAATGACCTGAGTAAACTGTAATAGATTTATCAAACTCAATACTCTCAGCTTTCGCATAGAACCTGCCTGCAAACCAAGGCGACTTTTCAATCTTTGTCTTAAAGCCTTTAAAGAATACGTTCTTTGCTTGCTGGGCATTGATAGCCACGTTGATAATGTCAATAGCGTCACCGCTAGGTTTTCCAAAATACCTAGCAGGATCTTTAAGACATAAAAGTTTATATACAATGTAGCTACACGCAACTGTTGAAGTAAAATCTTTACCAGACCCCTTGCCTAGCTGGAGAATGACCTCATTCTTTGTATACTTATTATAATACCTTGTTCCTTCTTCTGTACCCATCAAAGAAATAAGGTCTTCTTTTTTATATATTTGACTCATTGCCTGAACGATATCGTACTGAATATCCGAAAGCTGTGGCTGATTTAGATACGCTTCTCCTTCGACAAACGTACGGGCATCTACAGGCTTCTCATCAAAAGGGCTGTCCTGAAGTGCATCTAAAAAATCATCAAACATTATCCATTCACAATCGTAATAGTTTCGCCTTGCCTAGTGGCGGCCGATAGTCTTTTCATAATTTTGTCACGAACTTCTGGATGCTCCGACGCAATGTCTTTAAGAATTGTAATTAAAATTTGTTGGCGTTCTTCAATCTGAATCATTTCTTCGGCAAGTTCTTTATTTTCAAGCAGCCCCGCTTTTTGTAGCATATCAATTCTTCTGGACTCTAGATCCATGACCAGCTTAATAGCAGCAGTTTTGGCAGGAAGATTGGCAACCGTAGTTGCCTCATCAATAACTTCGTATGCCTTTTCAATTAGTCTACTATAGTGGGTATCCGCTACAACCAAAGCCTCTTTAGCACGAGCACGAATAGCTGCGTTATCTGCAGCCATGGCCTTCCATTCATCTAAATAGGCAACCACCTTTTGCCTTGGTATTGCCAACTCTTTAGAAATTTTTGTTGGGTCACTACCTTTTAAATATTCTCCAACCACTTTGTTTACCTGATCAAGGTGATTAATTAGGTCCTGCTCCGTTGACATGCTTCACCCGCCTTCCACGCTTTTTGGGAATTCTTTTAATTTGCTCTTCTTTAAATGATCTGAATACAGATGGAACTCCACCAAGAATTTCAAAGCAATCAATCCATTGTGAGCCAGTCAAGTTGTTTTTAGTTAAGCCAATAAACTTGAACTTACCACCATGTTGGCCATTAATCTTAATCATGTCGCCTTGGTTAATCTCAAATCCGTCAATAGTTATTGTGGGAATGGTTTCAAAATAGCTAGGCTTTACGTCTGCTTTTTTACGCCTTGACATTTCTCTCCTTTGCAATTTTTAAGAGGATTAAATATCCAATAAGATCATTAATCTCGTTATCTCCTGGCCACTCGTGGCCGTTTTGAATTCTGGAAAGCTTATCGTCTATACGTACCAATAACTGCTCCACCGCATCTGACTTAGAAAATATGCGTGACGGATGAAGTGCGGAATCTCCGTATGATTTATTTTTTGCAATTAGCAATTCTGCAACTTCTTTAGAGATACGTTCAATGTCTGTTTGTGTTTGAGCACTCATCTTCGTGATTTCCTTAATCCAAATTTAGCAAGATATACGTAAATAGTTTCCACACTTACCCCACACTCTTTTGCAATATCTTCTGGTGTTTTTTTATCCATGTGGTATCTTTTTTTAAGCCACAATTCATTTGTATAAAGTTTAGCAGAGGCCATATTATTTGTCAACCTTTCCCCAGTTATGAATGGCATAATGACCAACCCCAATTGCATCTGCAATATCATTATCGTTTATCTGCACATCATAATTAATATTAACAAAGTTAATTGTTTTTTGTTTTCTTACATCTCGTTCAAAGCCTTTATACCAAGACTCTGATTTCCCTGGGTTAGCTTTTCTCATTAGAACCTTTGCGTCTTTAGTAATCTTACCATTGCCTATATATGTTTGCCAGGCTATTGGATTAATTGATCCAGCCAACCTAATTCCATTTTGTGCAGCTGCCCCCAGCAAGGATCCCTGAACCAAAGCAAGATCTGCAGCAGTTTTAGGGCTGTTTAAATAAACCGTATGCTCAATTACAATAGCATCAACTTTATGCTTAAACTCCGCAAAAAAGGCTACAGATTTTCTGGCAGCATCTTTAACCTTGTTATAGGTGTTTGTTCCTTCAAAATTAATTTTTCCAAAACAGTATAGATTTTCATTATCAAAAATAGCAAAGGCAAAATTATTTGTGCTTGCGTCTATTGAACAAATCTTATTTGGCTTATTGCTGATCTTCGAAAGGCTTACCATTTGCTATTCCCTTAATTTCTTTTAATGCCTTGCTGACATCTCCTGGATTGATTAAACATTTGTCGCATAGTGGTTCGTCGTTATACATAGACAGCTGTTTTTTGCAAGACTTACAAAGCCTTGTTTTTCCTTGGCGTTTCTGACGACGTGTAATTGCATACCTATCCGCTATTTTTTCCTTAGTTGCATCATCTCTGCATTCTGGCGAACAATATATTTGATAAGAAACCTTTGTTTGAAAAGGCTGATTACACCATTGACAGTTCCTCATTTAGTGGCTCCAGGGACTTAATTTTGATTTCTCCCTTGCCAGCCTCATCGCAAGTTGCCCTTAGAGGACATGTCTTACAAATTTTTGAATTAGACCTATAGTTCTTTTCTGGAATCTTTTTGTCCTCCCAGGCTTTATGAACTGTTTTCATCCAATCAAACGCTTGGCTCACCCACCGAATATAATAATCATTAATTTCAATTGGAATAACTAGAAGGTCATGATTATTTTTGTTCTCATAAATCAAAACTGCTTTTGTTTTGTTTAGGATTCTCATATAAATTAAAAGCTGTACCAGGTGGCCTAGCTTTGCCTTACCACTTGCTTTTCTATATTCGAACCCTTCGTTAGGCATTGTTTTGATTTCACCTAACAAATCTTCTCCACCCCATTCAAGAATCACATCTCCAAAACCAAAAATTGGTGGATCATTCCAGGTAACCTTAAACTCGGAGTCTTTCAGAATACCAGCATCTTCCATAGCTTGCTGTATGCGTTCATGCGACTTTGTTCCAGCAGTCATATTGGCACCACCATATGGATCGGTATTGTCTTCAAACATGGCCCCCTCAAATGCCAAATACCAGTATCTAGGGCATTCTCCATGTGAGTATGCGATAGTGCTAGGGGCAAAAGAACTTTTCTTTGCAAATTTTGATTCACGCTTTGCAACATACCCATAGTTGATTTTGTCAATCAACTCTTGAGTATTAAGAAAAGACTTCTGAGCCTTTTCTTCTGTTTTTAGCATTACCTGCTTTAGCAAATTTTTGGCCATAAACTAATTAGCGAGTAATATATTTAAGAGCAGCTACCAAATCATTGATTGACTCTGCTGCAGTAAAATATATATTCTTCTTCGCCCTATCTCCCTTTTCTACATTTACCATCCATGTAGCACGGAGAGCCATCTTAGCTGCAATAGCTTGAAGTCTTACGATTTCAAGTGTTGCAACCTGCAATGGAATATCTGGCTTTACAATAAGCTTGGCTATCATGGTTAGTGCTTGGGTCAACTCTTCGTCTTGCATAAAATCTGCAATTTCTGCAAGACCATTGACCATCTCTAGTGTTGTTTTATCTGTTTTTACTGCTTGTTTCATCATAATATTATACCACTCCATCCGCTTCTTGGATAGCCTGCTTTTCTTTACTGGTCACCTTGCCATTTGGCACTAGCCATGGGAGAAGAATGTCGTACAAATCTACTAAAAGGTTAACATCCTGGATTTGGTATTCTTTCATTTCTTTCCAGGCTTTTTTGTCGCCCTCCATACAACGAAGCCAAAGGCTAAAGCCAGAGTGCTTTACCTTAGCTCCCACATCTAGCTTCTGTGCAACATAATCTAGTTTATTTGATGGGAACAAAAAGTTTGCCTTAGTTACGCTCATCAGGTCTAGGTCTTTAACCGTAGATGGTGGCATCATGCCATTCTCCAAGAACTCACGATTGATGTGCTTGTGGTCAAATGCTGCCGAGTTCCAACCAACAAGAACATCTGCATCATCCATAAGTTTCTGCAGGTCTTCAAGCATGGTTTTTTTGCCGTCATGATAGGATGACCTAAACATGACTTTCTTTTCACCAAGCCATCTTGCACCAAAGCAAAGCATCTCAGTGCTTTCAATAATCTGGTCAATGCTGATGTTTTGATCAAACAGGCCCCAGGTATAAACCTTCATAGGCGTAGTTTCAATATCTAAAAATAATGTTTTCATAATTAGTCCTCAAGTAGTTGTTCTAGTATAGATAGTTCTATTATTGCCAACCTTGTTTTTCTGTTTCCTTCTCCCAGTACTACTACGATAGCTGGATCATTTCCATTTTTAATTGCGTCAGTGGAAGCTTTTGCCCAGTTGTCTTGGTTTACAGTAAAGCCTTTAGGGTATTCCTTAAAGTCTACTGTAAAGTTTTCCCAAGTAGCATCGCCCTTCTTCATGCCACGCCCACTGTTTTTAGTTTGCTTGGCACCAAGACGCTTACTCTCTGTTCTTTCGCTCATAGTCTTTCTTTGTTTTCTTTGGTGGTATTAAAGAAACAACACTGACATGCTTTTTGCTGCACATCCAAGTTGTATCTTTAGTGTCAAAATAAAACCTTAGAGAGCTAACAATTTCTCCACAGGTGTGGCATGGAAACTCCCCATGATGTATTACATATTTGCTAGACACTTAGTTTAGCCTTTAATTCATTTTGGTATTCTGCATTTTCTTTAACGTACTTAATAAATCCGTCTCTGCCCTGAATTTTTTCACCGTTCTCTAGCTTATACCAAGCACCAGTTCTTTCTACTAGACCATTTGCTTCTGCTGTATCTACTAGATCTGCCACAGAGTCTATTCCAAGATTATCTCCACGGAAATAAAAGTCATATTCTCCGCCCTGAAAAGCTGGAGAAGTTTTTGAGAACTGAATTTCCCAACGAACCTTTCTTCCAACCTTTTCTTCGATTAGCTTGTCGCCAACTGCAATCTTGCCCTTAAGAGCCTGGCTTTCTGACTCAGAAGAAAATAGCTTAATTACTGTAGACGAATAAAACTTTGTAGATTGACCTCCAGTTGGCTGCTGGCTTGTATACATGGCATTAATATTATTTCTTGACTGAGAAATTGCAAGCACAAGCGTAGGCTTTATTTTATTGTTTGCATAATTAATCATCTTCCATGCATTGCTGAAATCACGGGACTCTGCACCAATTTGCTTTGTATTTTCAAGCGACTTAAGCTCATCAGAATCTTTTTCAAAATAAATTGCTGGTAGCAAGGAAGTAATGCTGTCAATTACAACTAAGTCTACCCCTGCTTGCATTAGTGCTACTATGACATCTACCATCTCATTAATAGTTCGTGCCTGTGAGTAAATTAGCTTTTCGGTGTCTACCCCCAGCTTCTTTGCCCAATCTTCGTCATAGGACATCTCCGCATCAATCCATGCACACAGCTTTCCATCCTGTTGAGCAAGGGCGATGGTCTGTAGGCAAAACGATGACTTTGCACTAGATTTGCTTCCCCAAATAAGTACTTGCCTACCATATGGCAAGCCACCATTAAGTGCCCTATTGAGTCCTGGGCTAGGGGTTGGCTGCATCTCAGTTCTGATGCCAGCACCTGTAGCCAGTCTGTTTCTAATCTTTGGATCTAGCAGTGCTAGAGCTTCTTCAACCGTTGTCAACTATGTCCTCCATTATTACTGTTCCATCTTTTGTTTTACCAAAAGAAAATTTATATGCATTGCCTTCTTTAATTTTCATATATGCTTTAGCAAACTGTGTTGGAAATACCGTCACAGAGTGTAGCTCTCTAGAAATATCTGCCAATGTTAAGTATCCCATTTTCTTGCCAGCCTTAGTAACTCTTGGCTTAAAAGAAACTACATACATCTCATCATCCTTATAAGGAAGCTGCTTATAGTTTAGATACCTGGTGATTGCAGAATCCATTTTAGTAATTTCATCTGCAGGCACTGCACTTAATATTCTATTATCACTAGCTAGAATTAAATATGTACGACCTGGCTCAATTCCAGTTTGCTCGTCGTCAAAAATACCCACACTACCAGTTCTATCTAGAACCTCTACACGTGACCAACCTTTGCCACGTTTAATAGATTTTACCATACCCATCAAAATAAAAGAGCCTTTTTCTTCAAACTCTTCAATATCGTTGATAAATGCATAGAAATGTTGTGGAATTGTGGTTTTAAATTCTGGAAGATTTAAATAATCATATAGATTGTTACGAATCTCTTCATCGTTTCTAGGATTATCTGGAAACGTTGCAGCACCAGTAACACGCAATGCCTGAAGTGCTCTACTATTAACGCCATTACCTTTTGTCATCGTAAAATCTTCTAATTGTTTATATGATATAAATGGTCTAGCACTAATATATTTTTCTGCAATATTATCTGAAATATACTTAATACCTGTCAAACCAAACCTAATTCCTTTGCCCTCAATTTTAAAATCAATGTCTGATTCGTTGATATGTGGCAGCTTAATGGAAATGCCCATACGCTTGGCTTCAATTAGATACTCTGTACGAGCGTCTTTATCTTTTTCATTTTTAAGAATAGAATACATAAATTCAAGTGGATAATATGTTTTTAACCATGCTGTCCAATACGATAATGTAGAATACGCCACAGCATGAGACTTGTTGAACGAATATCCAGCATGTGCTTCGAAATCAGACCATAGATCACGTGCAACGTTAGGAGCAAGATACTTTGAGGCACCCTCAACAAATCTATCTCTAAACTGATCGAACTCTTTTGCATCCTTTTTCTTTCCAATAATTTTACGAACCTTGTCAGCCTCTGCCATTGTCATGCCGCCAAGATTTACACAGGCTTGCATTACCTGCTCCTGATACAAGATACATCCATAAGTGTCTATAGTAAAGTCTTTCATAATCTGATGATGATATGAAATATTTTGCTTTCCATGTTTACGTAAAATGTAATCTTTTCCAATTGTATTCATGGCACCTGGACGAACCAAAGCATTTGAAGCTGCAAGCTCATTAAAGTTTTTTACACCCATCTTGACTAGAAGATTTGTATACGGTGTGGCTTCACACTGAAACACACCCTTGGTGTAGCCAGAAGATAGCATTTCGTAGACTTTTGGATCTTCCATGTCAATAGATAGCAAGTCTATTTCTTTGTAATGTCTTTCTTTAATGATGTCTAGCGTATCTCTGAGAACAGACAAAGTCTTTAAGCCCAGGGCATCAATCTTAATAAGGCCAATACGCTCAGCCTCTTCCATGTCTACACCTACAACAGGGATTCTTTCTTTGCTTCCTGGCGATGTTCGTGTCTCCATAGGAGCATACCTAAATATTGGAAACTTAGAAGTGACAACACCAGCAGCGTGAATGCCAGTTCCACGAATCCGTCCACGAAGTTGTTCCCCATATTCTTCGATTTCTGGATATTTTGCTCTAAACCATGCTGCTTGTTTTGATGTACAGTAATCATCCCAAGTATCCACCACCTTCATTACTTTATTTACATCTGTAAGAGGGATGTGCAAAACACGAGCTATATCACGAACAACTCCCTTGTCTTTAAACTGTAGGAATGTTGCAATAGATGCCACATGCTTGTATTGTCTTACAAGATAGTCTTTTACTTCGTCTCTTCTAGAATCTTGAATATCTGTATCAATATCTGGAAAATCATTACGTTCTGGATTAATAAATCTAAAAAACAATAAGCCATGCCTAATCGGATCAATGTCTGTAATTGCCAATGCATAGCACAGCAGAGAGCCTGCAGAAGATCCACGACCAGGCCCAACCATAATACCCTGCTTCTTAGCCCAGGCTATCATAGAACGAACAACAAGAAAGTAAGGTGCAAAATTCTTTTGGCTTATTACTTCAAGCTCTTCGTCTAACCTTGCCAAATATTCTGGGCCATCAACGCTTCTCTCTTTTAAACCAGCAATTGCAAG